ATGAAACACGCTACAAGGACCTTAGGTAAGCGTTAATCTAACTCCTTAGCGTTTATCTAAGTTTGGTAATTTATATCTCTCCCGTAGTAGAGGCACAAAACTACGCACTAGCCCTGTAGTTTTCTAACTCATCTCTGCAGGGCTGGTCTAATTACCTTGACAATAAATTAAAAATTACTATATTCAGAATAACTCTTGTTGTTTGGATACCCAGAGTTATTTTTCTCTCTGGGTATCTCTAAAGACTACTCTTGGTCTTCGTCTTCAAACTCAGAATCCTCTGCTGCAGATTCTAATTCTTCAACTTTTTCTCTGATAGTTTCAATGTCTTCATTAATTCTATCTAAGATGTCTTGGATTGTTTCTTTTTTCTTTGCCATAGATTCTCCTTTGTTGGCGGAAGAATTATGCTTGTTCAGCGATATGGGATCAAGCTATAGCTGTAATAACTATCATTGAAATAAGTGCTGTTGTAGCTTCTTTTACTTCTTTTCTAAGCCATTCAAGCCTTTTTCTATGATATTGTCTTGATTCTACGTCTTTTGATTTTTTATAAATTAAATATTGCTTATAATATTTTGCCCAAGCAACTTGTTTACTATTAAATTTAATATCACCTTTTAAAACAGCTTCAGAATATTTTTCTTTTACATTATCAGGATCATAACCGCCCCAATAACAAATTTTTTCAAAGTCGTCCGTTTTATTTACAATCCAATTATGCGCTTGAGTTTTATAAATACTAGATTTGCGATCTGATGCATTAAGCATTGAATCTTCTAATGCGTTAAATAACACACCTCGCCAAAGTTTTTGTTCTGGAAGTATTTGATCGCTTTTCAAAGTAACAGTTGCAAACTCAGTGCCCATAAGTTTTAACAAGGTAAGAGAGTAAGTCACGATAATATACTACCAATGTTGGATTGGTCTTGATCTTTTCGTATGTTCTATAGTCGTCATAAACACCCGATAACAGATCGGTAACTTCCTGTCCAGACCACTGGCTGCCCTCTTCTCTAATGGCTAATAATCTATCAAATATAGCTGAATTTTTATCCATCTTTTCCAGGTGCATTCTTTCCTCCCGTGATAACTCGAAGTCGAATAACTTCTGCTTTTTTCTTAATTTTGTTGCCATGGTGTATTCTCCAAATAAATTCTATATCAGGTAATAATTGAGGGTCAAAAACTTTTTTATAACCAAAAGTCATTCCCGCATGTAATTGAAACATAGTTCCAGCCACAAGGGAATACTCTTCCTTTGTTAGCTTTTTAGCTAAAGTCTGCAGTGACTTGTGAAAATCACTAATGGGCTCGTTTTTTGACATTCAAGTAATCAACTAATTTCATTGTTTCGATTGCTGGATCGTTGTTACTTGATTTTTGAGAGTTGTCCGTTTTTTTATGACCATCACCACCACATACAGCGCAAGTAATAGTAGCTGATTTTAAATCATCTTTTTTAAGACGAATATAACCATTACCGTTACAATTTTCGCAAATTGTATATGGAAAGCCATTAAGTAATTTTATAAGAGATTCTTTCATAATGTCAATCTATTTCTTTAAGTCCCACATGGATAGCATAATAAGCACACATAATACTATAAACACATTTTCATACCATGTAAAAGAATTAATAAAATCAATCATTTTTATCTTTTTTAAATGCTTCTATTTTAGAAGGAACAGTTATAACATCACTGGCTGTAATTTTAAGACCGTTTACTGTCAATAAAGAAGGCCCTAAACACCCAACTAAAATTAAACAAAGTGCTATTAATAATAATTTCATCTGTACCATTTAATAATTTGTATAATAATAACCACTATTATAATTATAATTACTACTTGAGTTAATATATTCATTTCTTTTTCTTTTTTTTAATTTGTTTTTTCTCATTACCAAAGCAATCCCATTTTTTATGATAGGCTTTTAGTAATTTTGCAATCGCTTTTTTATAATTAGTGAGTGTCATGTAAATTACCTAATAATTTTGTATTAATTAAAATTTGATTAGCAACTTGTTTTTCCATTGCATCTGCAATTCTTTTTAAATGTCCTGCTATATCATTATTAACAACTTTAATTTCTTCTAAAGTTTGATGAATAGTAACTCCACCATAACCTTCAACAAAACATAAAGTAAGTTCTTCAATAGATTTATTTATTTCATCTAAATGTCTTACTAGGTCTATTTTTGTACTCATTTTTTCTCCTTGTAGTTTCCGTTTAATAATTTCTTTTTAAAGGCATCAACAGTTATTTTAAGTTTATTAGCCTGGAATTCACAATAATCATTTAATAGTTTAGATATCATTGCAGCAGGCGCTCTGTATTTCTTATCACATATTGCTTTCAGTAAATCATGATCTTCGATTTTGACTGCAACACTTTTCCATTTAGTTATGTCCATGTTTCTCCTTGTTTGTTAAAATATAAAAGGCATTAAAATTAAAGCTATAGCAATAATAAATATTTTTGGCATTAAACAAAATAACAAAAATAAAAATATTGGTAAGCAAAGTGGATGTCCTAAGTACATATTATTGTTTCCTATTAAATAATTCATCATGGATCAACCTTGCAGCAAAATCATGATCAATGAATGAATAGCCATCACCATCTTCAGTAGTATAAAAAACCTTTTTTAATTCAGTTTGATATCTACCAAACTCATTTGAGTCCTCAATTGGATTACCCATGTAATCGTTCTCAGGAACTTTAACTAAAAGTTGATCAATCTTTTTAATGATCTCTTTTAGTATTTTACTTTTACAGTTTATTTGAACTTTCATTTATTTCCTTTCTCCCATTGATATAAGACAAATAAATCAAATGTCAAGCGCTATTTTTAGCTTGATTTTATTAGTTTTTTTGAGTATAAAATCTATATGCTTGATATTAATAACAATATTATGGTAAGATAATCTTATGAAGTCTTATCGCTTCACCGTTCGGTTTGCAGGTCAAAGAATAACTCATGACTTTAAGGCAACCAATGATGATGAAGCAAGTAAGATTTTCATCAACGAACTGAAGGCTGGTAAAGGAAGTTGGATAAAAGAAATAACTTATTCACCAAGCAAGATGTTCATAACATATGAGGAACTGAATGGTACTTCAAACTGAAGAATCATTAATTGCTCAAAAGATGAAATTGGAATCCAAATGGAATTGCCAATTTTTAGAGCAAGGCCAAGAGACTCTAGATATGTTGCACATTGAACTTGAGCTTAAAAAAATTAAAGCTAAGTTAAGAGAGATTGCAGCAAGAAGATCTTGGAATGAAATTAAGACTACTGAAGAAGAAATAGAATCAATAGACTCTATCGCTTCTTAATTACCCGCTTTTAAAATATTCTCTTCAAAGAGATGAAGACACTTGTCTGTGTATTTTTTCATCTTGCCTGTAAACAAGAATGCAAAATCTTGCACATTTTTTTTTGCTTTATGCATTTCCCAAACTTCTACATTTAATCTGCCAAAAAAATTTACTTCCTCAGGAGATCTAGCTTTATAAAATAAACTACCATCAGCAAGTTTACCTTTTTTTAAAACTGCAAATCTATTTGCTCCATTACGCACATCATTATTCCAATCTACTACCATTGGACAAAGTAAACCGTCCTTTTCCATTGATTGTCTTACAGATATTTTAAAATCATTATGAGGAGTATGTATTTGTTTAACATCATTAAACCATAATAATTCTAATCGCATAGGAAATAATTGATAAAACGGATGAACAATGGTCCGTGAGTCGTGGTACTTGCTTCTAGCTAGCTTGTCCAAAGTCGTCTCCGATATTTACATCTACGACACTAGGAACTTTAAACTCCATACATTTTTCCATAGTGTCTTTAATCTTGTTTGCTTCTTCTTCATTCTTTACATTAAAGCATAACTCATCATGGATCTGTAATATTGGTAAAAAACCTTCTTGGTAACAGCTAATAATTGCTTGTTTTGTTTGATCGGCTGCGCTGCCCTGGATTAATCTATTTAAAGCTTTATAAGTAAAAGCACGTTTAATATTCTTAGCCCCATACTTTGCCGAAGCATTCTCAAATGTTTCTGGAGTATGAATACCAAAATCCATAGGTTCCCACATATCAAATCTACATTTACGTCCTTTTTTAGTTCTAATAACACCCTCAGAACTTGCTTTATTCATACATCTCTCAGATAATAGTTTTACGAATGGAACTTTACGATTATATTTTGATATTAATATTTCTGCTTCTTCTTTTGATAGTCCTAAAGAGTTCGCTAATTTATTTTTACCCATACCATACATTAATCCAAGTCCAATAGTTTTAGCTTGTGTTCTTTCAATACCCACAAGATCAGCTACGGTTTGGTGAAAGTCAGCAGAAGCATTTTCATATGCTTTAACTAATTCATTAGATCCTTCATATCCTTCACCAATAGATGCTGCATAATGCACAACCATTCTTGGTTCTTGTTGTGAATAGTCAAATGAGCCCCATTTATGACCTTCTTCAGGTAAGAATAAAGATCTTATTTTAGGACCAAACTCTTTATTTCTAGCTGGCAATTGCTGTAAATTAGGATTAGACATAGATAATCTTCCTGATACTGTTCCACCATTATCAGATCTTAATTGATTAATCTCAGCATGGATTCTACCTTTATGACTATATTTTGTAATAGAATTTAAAAATGTACTGTGAAATTTATTTATCTCTCTTGCTTGTACAATTAATTTTGATATTTTATGAGGAGAATTAGACAACCAATTTTGTGTAAATGAAGGTTCACCTGTCTTTTCCGTCCTCGGATACTTTATATGTAATTTATCGAATGCATCGGCGATATTTCTTGCTGCCCAGATATCTACATCTGTATTCGTTAATCTTTTTATTTCTGATAGCACTGCCTTTTCTTTGGCTTCAAATTCTTTTATTAGCGTTCCTGCTTTATCAACATCAACACGAACACCTCGCTGACGCATCAGTATTAATATTGGAAGAAGATCGGATTCAAGTTCCCAAATCGTAGTTAAATTTTGTTTTTGTATTTCGTGTTTAAATATTTGCCATAGTCTGTACGTGAGCCGTGCATCTTGTTCAGCGTAAAAGCCAACATGCTCCGCTGGAAGTTTCCACATTTCAGCTTTAGGGTCTACACCATGATCTCTTGCTGCTTCATTCAAATCTGTTTCTGCTTTAATCTCACCTATGTAATCTTTTGCTAAATTATTTAATGAATAAGAATATCGATTCTCATTAATAATTCCTGCTGCAAGCATTGTATCAACCACAGGACCATTTACTTTTATTCCCATAGCTTCTAACCAACCTATATCATATTGAGCATTATGAAATATTTTTGTATTAGGTAAAGCACATACATCTTTCATATATTTTAAAACTTGAACTGGAATCATGTTACCACCACCTAAATGTTTAAATGGATAATAACCTTGCCAACCATCTACTGCGACTGCAAAACCAATCACATAGCCATTATTCGTTGCCCAACCTGCACCTAAACCTTGGGTGATACCATCATCTCTTGTTTCTAAGTCAATTGCAACTTCAGGATAGACCGACAAATCTTTATATTCATTTGGACAAGACCAAATATGTTTTTTAAAATTCATTGATAATTGTAAACTAGTCATTGTAATCTCTTTCTATTATCATTTCTAAATAATGGATTGCTTTTAAAAGATCTTCTTTTTTACCTTTTAATCTATGACGACAAATATATTTAATTGCATTACCTTCAGCAAAAGGTAAATTATTTTCATTTATAAATACAGAGGGCTGAATTTTCATCAGCTTGTAATGTTTTCCACCTACCTGTTTAAAAAATGTTTTATTGCTCATTTTCCTTTAAATAAACTAAATAATCTTTTCCAATCGGATAATTATACTTAAAGTCGGTACTTAGCAAGTGAATAGTATCTTTAGCTCTTGTTACACCAGTATAATAAACTCTGTGTTCATCCGACTTTTCAAGTTTATTTTTATTGTTAAAATCAGATAGCCAATTAGCTTTAGAATAGATTAAGACATTATTGGCTTCCCCACCCTTTACAGAATGAATAGTATCTATTAATATATTAGGTTCATTATTTAAAGCATCCTGACCATATCTTTTAAGCAATCTTATAAAATATATTGTTTGTCTTGGACTAAAATTACGTTTTAATACCCACCACCAAGCCTTTTCTTTAAAATCATCTGTCATATCCAAACCAGCCCATTCTCTAAGATCATTAAAGTCAAATTCTTGGTATTCTGGTATGTTTAACCAAAATTTTTGTGTCCTATAGTCTGGATCTTTCAATTCTCTTATGTATTTATACATGTTTTCTGCAGCTTTTTTGCTAATTTTTCTGTTATTATTGATAGCAGTCCATGCTTTTATGGCTTCCCATTGTTTTTCATCAAATGATTTGTTACCTTTATTATCCTTATAATATAGCCCAGCATCCTTCGCAGAAGCTCTTAATTCGTTCACAGTTGAGTATATACGACCCAGGACATACCAAGTACCGCTAAGCTCGTTAAAAGGCACTTCTCGGAAGCTTAAATAGCGTTTTACAGAACTATTTTTGTTGTTATGTGTATAAACCTTATCTTCGCTATCAACTATACCCCTTCTAATGATTTGAGCAAAATTATATACAGCTTCTCCAAATCTTTGAGTTTTCCTTAAAACAACTTTCCTTCCTGGAAAATATGTAGTAAAATACTTTGGATCGGCCCCGTTCCATCTATAAATAGCTTGGTCATCATCTCCTGCTAAATATATCCTTTTTACATTATCACACATCTTATAAATAACTGACCATTGTAATGGAGTAAAATCCTGTGCTTCATCTAAAATTAATATATCTAATGGTGGAAACTCTATTTCATCTATGGCTCTACCAATCATATCAGTAAAATCTATAAATGAATTTTCTCC